AAATGGAAGATTTGATGGAGAGGTTTCCAGACTAAATGGCAACAACAGTCGATACATTAATGGTAAGAATAGAAGCTGATATGTCTCAGCTTAGAAGACAGTTGCAAGCTACTCAAAGAACAACAGCAGTAGGTGCAACTAAGATAAAATCATCTATGGAGATTGCGTCCAGAGGTGTGGGTAATCTTAGAAAAGCATTTTTTGGTTTAGGTACTGTTATCGCAACACTTGGTTTTGGAGCTTTGGGATTTTCTGTTGTTAGAGCAAGTGCTGAAATGGAGGATTTGCGAGCATCATTAAATTCTGTTTTTCAAACAGCTGAAGGTGGCCAAGCGGCATTTGACTTTATTCAAACTTTTGCTCAAAGAACACCATTTGATATACAGACGTTATCAAGGGCATTTATTCAGTTGGGTGGTGCAGGCATAGCTCCTACTGAAAAACTTTTGACCACATTTGGTGATGCCGCATCAGTTACAACAGACAAAGTCAGAACTTTTGAGGCTCTGGTGAAAGTGTTTCAAAGGTCAGTTGGTGGCGGTTTAGGTTTAGAAGAACTCAACATTATAAATGAAGCAGGTATCCCAGTTCTGAAAATACTTCAAGATGAACTAGGTTTGGCTCGTCATAAGATTGCTGAATTCGGTCAATCTGCTGAAGGTGCCGCAAAAATAATGGAGGTATTGAACGAAGGGTTAGATGCTCGATTTGCAGGTGCTATGGCAAACGCATCAGACAATTTGTCTGTTCGACTGTCAAATCTAGGTATTGCCGCAAACAATACTTTGCTTGAAATAGGCAAAGGAGGTTTGAATGATGCAATAAAATTAACGTCCGATAATCTAACCACAGGTATCACTAGAACAAATAATTTTGCGAGAGTTTTAGGTAGTGTTTTAGGTAGAGCACTCGTTTTCGTAAATGAACATTTTGATAAATTGATAAAATTTTCTGTTGGCTTTGCAGGTTTTGTCTTAGGCAGAAGTGCTTTGGCGGCAGGCATAGGAGTTTTTCAATTAGGAAAAGCACTTGCTTTGGCAGGTAAGTCAGCGATGGTGGCGTCCATAACCTTTATGTTTACAAAAAGAGCGATTTTTGGATTAGCAAGTGCGTTGACTATTTTCACAACTTTCCAAACACAACTTAAAGAATTGTTTGAACAATTGCAGTTGCAGATGGAATTACTAGGTTTTAATGATTTTATGGAAAATGCCAAAGATTTTTTTGGAAATTTTTTGACATTTGGTGATGAAGCTAAAGCAAGTATGGAGGACCTTGAAAAAACCATGGTGGATGCGCTTAATGGTGCAGATGTAGGTCATGTGAAAGATGAGCTGACTGTTTTAAGACAACAAGCAGATGATTTAGTAAACCCTTTGAAACAAGATGAAGCTTTATTAAAAAGTTTGATATCAAATCTTGAAACAGATGCTATAAAAAATAGTGCTGAAGATACAGCATTATTCAAAGATGCTATAGAAATACTAAATGAAAAAATACATGGTACACCTCCCATGGTTGAAGCTGTGCAGAGTGCTATCCAAAATTTTAGTAGTGGTGTTTCTGATGCTTTAGCAGATATGGTTGTCAACGCAGAATTTTCGTTAGAAAGTTTGACCAATGTTTTCAAGCAAATACAGAAACAGATAGTTTCAGCGGCATTACAATTTTCTGTGATAAACCCTTTGATAAATAGATTGATGAATCCAACTACACCATTATCGATGGCCACTACTGGCGGTGGTGCTACTGTTGCTAATGCTATTATGAGTTTTGGTAAAGCAGGGGGAGGAAAAATCAATGCCCCAACAATAGTTGGTGAAAGAGGACCTGAGCTTTTCATGCCAAACACTGGAACCTTGAAAAATGCTTCTGACACACGGTCAATGATGCGTGGTTCACCTGTCATAGTGAACCAAAATTTGAACATCGAAACAGGAGTTGCTCAGACTGTTCGTGCTGAAATACTAACTCTGATGCCAGTAATTCAGAGTAGCACTTTAGATGCAGTTCAAAATGCAAGACAAAGAGGAGGAGCTTTTGCGGCTTCATTTGGTGCTTAGATGACTGCTCCTACCTATCCATTAACAATGCCTACATCTCCAAATTTTACTAATACTGAGTGGCGATTGAATAGAAAAATTGCTGTAACAGAGTCGCAATTTACAGGGGCTCAGCAAGTGTTCGAACACAACTATGCTCTTTGGTCAGCAGTTTTATCTTTACCTCCTATGTTAAGAGAACAGGCTAGAGAGTGGGAGGCTTTTTTTATGAGTTTGCATGGTAGCAAAGGGACGTTTTTGATAGGTGACCCAGATGCTACTTCTCCACAAGGTGCGGCAACAGGAACAATCACCCTCAACTCAGCTGTTGCTGTGGGAGATTTTACTGTTGCTTTGGCCACAAGTTTAAACAGCACAAATAATGTATTTAGAACAGGTGATTATATCCAACTTGGTTCAGCAAGCACAGCAAAACTTTATATGGTCACAGCTGATGCAAACAGCAATAGTTCTGGTGTTGTAACAGTGACTATCGAACCATCAATAAAAGCTGTTGTTGGAACAGGTCAACAGATAACATATAATTCTCCAAAAGGTTTGTTTCGCATGGAATCAAACGATTTAGGTTGGAGCACGAATAATGTGAGCGTATATGGTATTAGTTTCAGTTGTATTGAGGCTCTTTGATGGAACAGATGATAATAAACATTGTTGGAGCTGTTCTCGTTGGTTCATTAGGGTTTATCATCAAAACTTTGTGGGATGGACAACAAAAAATGAAGCAAGATATGACATCATTAGAGAGATATTTGCCTGAGACTTATATTAGAAGAGATGATTACAAAGATGATATAGCAGATATAAAAAATATGCTGAATGCTATTTTCGAAAAGCTAGATCAAAAGGTGGATAAATAATGAATAAAAATAGATTTATGAAACAGATAAAATTTCATGAGGGTGTTCACAATAAAGTTTATTTGGATACGCTTGGGATTGAAACAATAGGTGTTGGTAGAAATTTGAAAGACAGAGGTTTGTTAGATGATGAGGTAGACTATTTGCTTTCAAATGATATTGATATCGTAGAAACAGAGTTGGACAAAGAGTTGCCTTGGTGGAGAGATTTGGATGAGGTCAGGGCAAGATGTCTTGCCGATTTGGTTTTCAATATGGGCATGCCTCGATTATATGGATTTGTAAAAGCACTCGATGCTTTGAAGCGTAGAGATTACCAAACGAGTGCAGATGAGTTTACTGATAGCCGTTGGTATAAACAGGTTGGTTTGCGTGGGGTGAGAATTGTTGAGATGATTCGAACTGGCACAGATTCGGATGACTTTTAATGTTATCTGCACTCATAGGACCTGCCACTCAGATTTTAGATAAATTCATAGAGGACAAAGACCAAAAAGCAAAACTTGCTCATGAGATTGCTACAATGGCTGAGCGTCATGGACAAGAAATAGCACTACAGCAAATAGAAGTTTTGAAAGCTGATGCAAAAGGTAACTGGTTTCAATCTTCTTGGAGACCATTGATTGGTTGGACTTGCGGTGTTTCCTTAATGGTGAATTACTTGGTCAGCCCAATATGTGCAGGTTTTGGTATAAATATCCCTCAAGCGGATATGAGTGTCATGATGCCGTTGCTTTTTGGTATGTTAGGTTTGGCAGGCATGAGGAGCTATGATAAGCAAAGAAAAACAGATACGAAATAGATTGGATGAGAAAATTCCACTATCTCGTGTTCAAAAACGTAGATTGGGAGGAATTATCGCTGTTTTAAGCGGCAGGGAGCCTGTTGAAGAAGTGTCGGCAGACCTTTTATCACGAGGGTTCATAAAACCTGCTCCTCAGTCTTATATCGTGACTAATGATGGTTTGCGAGAAAAAGACAGACTTTCAACACTTGCAGGCATATATGTGCAAAAATCAGAAAGTGACTGACCTTGTATTTGCGCTTTGACTGCGCCAAGCTTCTATTTTTGTTTCATGATGAACACGTGTAAATCGTATTTGTTCATCTTCTTTAATGGCTAAACGTAAAGCTTCAAGATGTTTTAAATATCTTGGGTCAGATAATGCTTCACGCTCTTGAGCAGATACTGTTTTATCAAGATGTTCTTTCATCAACAAAGCTTTTAATGACTTTGTAAACTCTTGTAGATAACCTCTTTCAGCTCTTGCTTTTGCGGCTTTTTCAGCAGATGTTAATAAATAATTTACCGATTCATCAATTTCTTCATCTGAAATCATTTGGTTCTCCATGTAAGAATTTTGCTATTTTTCTTAATTTAGAAAATGGATTTTTT